AATTGTACAAAATGGTGTTAGCGCGGCGCCGACTGCTAGTTTTGGCACTGGCATATACACATTAGCATTTAGCAACGGTGGCAACGGTTACGTTGACCAAGGACAAACTGGCGACATTAAAATTCTTGCTGGTAAAATTATTCGAGGTATTACTAGTGGTGTAACTGGTACTATCATTTCATATAACCAAGGCGGAACTAATAGTAGTGATAATGTAACTATAAGACAAACAAGTCCAGGTTTCTGGCAAATTGTTACAACCACTGGTAGCGGAACTAGCGGAACTAATGTGGTTACTGTAGCTAGCACAACTAGTACAACAATAGGCAATGGATTAACAACTATACAAGTTGGCATGGGTGCGTATGGAACTGGTGTTCCATTAGGAGTAACCGTAACTAGTGTTAGTGGTACTTCAGTTACCTTAAGTGCAAACTTACTCAGCACTATCACTAGTAGCAGTTTAACATTTGCAGAACAATTAGAGTATGCGGAAAGTGTTGGAAATCAGCAGATTACCATTATGGTTGAGGCTGGAGTTTACTATGAAGACTATCCAATCCGTGCCGCGGCAAACGTGTCAATTCGTGGAGATGAATTCCGCAGAACAATAGTTCGCCCGGTTGATCGTATTAGTCAAAGTCCATGGCGCAGTTTGTTCTTCTACCGCGATAGTATTATCGACGGCTTACAAATTGGTCCAATTAATAACGGAGTAGGTGCAACTGATTATTCTCCAACAGTTAATATAACAAGCTATACTACTAAAACTGCGGCTACTGGTAGTACATACAGAGTTACGTTTGCTATTCCAACATCATACGGTGTTGCCAATACCAGTTTAAGTTACACGGTTAGTGGAAATACTAATTTAAGTTATAATGGTACATTCCCTGCGTATTCTAGCTCAAGCGGAAGCATCACTTTAATCTATCCAAGTGATCCAGGTACATATGGTACTGCAACAATTACAAGTATTAACAATTTAGTTAGTGCGTCACTAAGTGGATCAAGTGGAAATATTACTATTACACTTGGCGGAAATTCACAAGCTAAAGTTGACTGGTTAGGATATGTATTCCAAGCAGATACTGTAGATTCATACGGGAAACCTGGGCAGGCTGTTGTCAATAGCGTGTCAGGTAACTTTATGAATTGTACAGTAGTATATCCATTTGCTATTCCTGGATCTATGACCATTACAAGTATTGTTGGAAGTTTCCAACAAGGAGAAACTATTTCTCAAGCTAGTACTGGCGCTGTAGGTACTATTACTAGTATTTCTAGCGGAAGCCTTTCATACACTCCAACTACCGGCACATTTGTTGTTAGTAACACTGTTGTTGGTGCATCTAGCGGAGCAACTGCAACAATTACTACCGTAGTACTTGCAAGTATTAGTCCAGGAACATGGCATTTATATACAACAAATAATTACGGACGCCATTACTTACAAGACCCATCAAAGACAGAAAGTGCAACCAATCCTGCATTGAACAACAAAGAAATTGACGTATTCTTATGTAATGATGCAGTTCGTATTAGTAATTTAACTGGCCAAGGGCACGGCGGATTTATGATGGTTCTTGACCCAGAAGGTCAAATTAAATCTAAATCACCTTACGGACAAGTTTGTACAAGCTTCTCACGTAGCGTTAACAAGCAGACATTTGCCGGCGGGCAATTCGTTGACGGATTTGCTGGACGTTTATTTGGACAAATCACTGGAGCAAGTGGAGATGGTTTAACTGTTACTGTAACCGGAAGCGTTAATAGCGGTCTAGATGTACGTGCTCCTGAAGCACCTTGTGCATTTTATGTTACTGGCAATCGTTATCAAATTAATGCTATCACAAGTTATGCACAAACATTTGATATTAATGGAAATGTAATCGGTGGTACCGTTGTATTTTCCATGGCTACTTCAACACCATGGGTTGGCGGAACTGGACAAAATATCAATATTGAGATGGGCGGTAATAAGAGTATGTTGGCAAACGACTATGCTCAAGTTAACGACCTTGGCTATGCAATTCTTGCAACGAACGGCGGTATTACAGAACAAGTTTCAACATTCACTTATTACTGCTGGACAGCTTTTTGGGCGTTAAACGGTGGACAGATTCGTTCTGTTGGTTCGTCAAGCGCACACGGACAGTATGCGTTACGTGCTTCAGGATATGATGTAACCGAATTACCGGATAGTGTTAACTTATCTAATAACTTGGCACAAACTGCTCGAATTTATAATCCACCAACATTACCACAAAGTTCACAAAACAATGCGTTTTACAATAGTATGAACACTGCGTCTACTACTGTTTACATTATAGGTTACGATTATTATCCAACTAATATTAGTGAATTAGAAATTGACCATAGTTTGTCTAGTAAGGGAGTTGTACGTTATCAAGTTAACAGTATAAGTCATACAACAATTTATGTACCAACAGGAAGTGTCGGTACCGGTTATGCTGTTAATGCTGTCACATATACTTCTAGTGGATCAAGCGGAACAACATTAGTAGTATCATCTACTGCCGGAATTGTAGCAGGTATGACTGTTCGCGGTACAGGATTTACATTAGCTCAACAAGTTGTTACTGTATTAGCTGACGGTGTAACTTTAATATTAGATGCGGCGCCCGAGAGTACTCCGAGCGGTACACTATATATCGGAGATACTATTACTATTTCAGGTAGCTTACTAGGTGGTAAAGACGGTTCGCTATCAGGTAATACTATTATTGGCAGCAATGTGATGACCAGCATTAGTACATTGTCGGCAGTAGCTCCAAGTAGTGGAATACTAGTTATTCCTTACAGCACAACCGGTTATGTAACTAAAACATTAGTAAGCGGAACAATATACGATGTAGTGTTTAATATTCCGACACAAACTGCAAGCCCTTCTGTAAGTAGCGGTTGGACGGTTTATGGCTCAACTACAGCAACTTATAATGGAAGTGTTGCAGTATCGGCTAGCACATTGAATACAATTACATTACGATATGCAACCGATCCAGGCACATTTAGTCAAACTACTAGTGTAGTTATTATGCCTCCGGGCATAACTGTAAGCGGTTCATCAAAATCTGGATCTGGTGTAAATTACTCTGTTCAATATACTATTGCAACACAAACTACTCCGCCATTAGTAGGTGGATATTATACCATTACTGGTAATAGTAATGCAAGTTATAATGGTTTATATATTTCTACAGCAAGTTCGACAACTAGTGTTACCTTACGCTATGTAACCGATCCAGGTGTATACGGCAGTGGTACAACTACTGTAACCTTTATGGGATCTACCATACGAGGATATGGCATTCCGTTTGGCTCTACTGCATTAGCAACTTACACAAACAATCAGATTATTTTAAGTAGCCCTGCAACTGCAACCGGTGCTGGTAATACTTATTCAACGAACAGTGGCAATGATATTACAATTTATATCCAAACATTAACTAATACTGCTGTTAGCACATTTGGTTACACTGGTAACGCAGTGTTTGGTGGAAATTCTACATATCCAAACGTAGTAGCTAGTTCAAGTAGTAGTACAGGACAATATGCTTATTTTAATATTACTGTAGCTTCCGGAGCATACTCTGCGGTGACATTAGGCGGACAAAATGTTTTAGCGTTAAACCTAAGTACCAGTTCAGGTTCAAGCGGTTATTCAAGCACAGGTTTGGCCGCGCCATTATACGATGGGCAATTAATACAAATCCGTGTTCTACAAAACTTCAAGTTTTCTAATGTTAATAACGTTAACCCAACACGACCAAGTACTGCTGTACAATTTAATGACAACCTAGCAAGTATCTATCGTGTACTATCTTACAACTTAACAGAAGCAACTAACGAAATACTTCCAAATCACGTGGCTGTTCTAAGTGCAGATCAATCATTTGCTTACTATATTTTCCAAGCAGATACTACTGCTATTAGTAAAATAGACCCAACTATTACCGGCAATACTATTACCGGCAATACTACAATCGGAAGCTCAACCGTTACTAGTGTATCAAATACAGCCGGACTAGTTGTTGGTCAAGCTGTTATTTCTAGCGGTTATTTCTCTAGTGGTACATACATTACTAGTATTAACTCAGGTGCAAGTACATTTACTGTTAACCTTCCTGCCGCTACTACCGGCTCTACTATATCAATAACATATGGTGCAACAATGGGTGCCACTCCTGCCGATACCCGAATTGCGGTTACTGCATTTGGTCCCCAAAGTTATATTGACCAAGTTAATAAAGGCACTTATGCATTTGCATGGGGCGGCCGTGTACATACGATTTCAAGCTATACTGCTCCAGTAACAACAACATTCTATGTTGGATATAATCCGTCTGGCAGTTCAGGAACTACTTTAGTAGTAGGCGGAACATTTACAGCCAACATTACAAATAATCAAACAAGCGTTACTAATGTTTCTAGCTTTACAGGATTAGTAGTTGGAGAAATTATAAGCGGTACTGGTATACAAACAGGAACAACTATAGTTAGTGTTAATGCAAGTACTAATACCATTACACTAAGTGCGGCAGCAACTCAAACATTGACCGGAGTAACCATCACATACGGTGGTACTAGTGGAATGTTTACAGGTATGATTATTACCGGCACAGGATTTACTAGTGGCCAAACCATTGTAACAGTTAGCAATTCAACTACTGTAGTTATAAGTGCTGTACCAAATAGTACTCCTAGTGGAACATTGGTGTTCGGTTATTCAACCACACCATATATTACATTAGGTAGTACCAAGTATACTATTGCAGGTATAGGCGGATCGGCAACTACAATACCATTTATAGCACAACAAAGTCGAGGACAAGTTGTTGCCACTTATGTTCCAACTATTAGCTTTACTGGAAATACATTAAGTGGTAGTGTGAATGTTATTAATATTAGTAGTTTAACTAGTATCGGTACAGGGTCAACTATCACTGGTGCTGGTATTCCAGGACAAGTTGTTGTAACTGCTACTGCTACTACACAAAACATTGCAGTGACAAATAGCAGTACTATTAATAGTTCAGGTGTATTTACTGTTGGAACTGTTGGAAGCGGTACTGTTGCTGTAGGTATGCAATTAACCGGCCCCGGTGTTGTGCAAGCGCAAACAAATTCTATTAGCAATATGAGTGGTAGTGGTAGTGTTGCTACTGTGACACTAGTAGTACCAACACCAACATTACTTGCTACTGCACAAACTGGTTCGTTCTTGACTTTAAGTAGCACAACCGGCATTACAGTTAATCAACAAATTATCTTTACTGCGGTACAGCAAAGCACAACTGCTAGTGCAACAACTAATGCTACATTTAGTATTACTGGTAGCTCAATTAGTGGTACAACATTAAGTGTTGGAACACAAGCTAGTGGAACTGTAGCAGTAGGTTATCAATTGACTGGTACTGGCGTAGTAGCTGGAACATACATTACTTCTCTTATTAACGGTAGCGGTAGCGGATCAACTTGGGTAGTTAGCCAGAATCATTCTGTATCTACTGGGTCGATTACAATTACTGGGACATTAAATGCAATCACTGTTGGTTCAACAACAGGATTCGTAGTAGGAGAACCAGTAACATTTGGCACAGCACTAGGTAACTTAGCTACAGGTACAACTTATTATATTTCAGAAGTTATTAGCGGTACTAGTTTTAGTGTAGTAAGCACATACGGTGGCACTAGCAATTTTGTTGTAACATCAGTCAGTGGATCAAGTGTAGTAACCGCAGGCGCAACATTAGGTGGTATTACTAGTGTTGCACAAACTTATTATGTCTTAAGTGTTAACACTGGAACAAATCAAATTACCGTAAGTACAAGTTATGGTGGTTCCGTTCAAGCAGTGACCAATGCTAACGGTACATGGACTAGTGTTGCTGGAACTCCGTATGTTGCTGGCAGTACTGTTACTATTAGTGGAGTAAGCCCAACCGGTTACAATCAAACTGCTACTGTTTTAGCAAGTCCAACACCAACTATTACATCATTTGCTTATAGCAACGTTACAACAGGTGCGTTAACAGCGGTAACCGCTACATATACAACAGGTGGCGTTTCAAGTACAACTGTTACAATTTCAAGTGTTGCAGGCGGAACAATTGCTGTTGGAATGACCATTATTGGAACAGGATTTACTAGCGGTCAAACTGTTGCAACTATTATTAATAGTACTAGCTTTACAATTACTGGCGGCACAAATGGCGGCTATGCAGATTCAACTCCAAGTGGTACATTAACATTTAAACAATATGGGTTTGTATCAAGTAGCGGCCCTACATATATTACTGCAAATATTAGCGGATCGGCTGCAGGTTCTACTTGGCAAACAAGTACTGCTCTTGCTGTTACTTCAACAACTATTACTGGTACAAATAATATTGTAACAATTAGTAACCCAACTAGTGGTAGTATTGTTGCAGGTAATACTTTATCATTTGACCCAACTAGTGGTGCAAGTTTTGGTGGATTATCTAATAGTAGTACATACTATATTAAACAAGTATTAAGCGGAACAACTGTTATATTAAATGCATACGGTTCGGGTACAAGTTACTTGTATAACGGATACAATACTGCGGCTACAGTAGTGTCAACTGCTAGTGGAACTTTAACTGGTAGAACTGACAACTACATTATTAGCACCAATACTGGTGGAACATTTACTGCAAATACTGCGATTGGTACTAAAGTATTGTCAAACGTACCAGCCGTTGTGTTTAATTATATTGCGGTTGGTACTCCAATCGGCGGTGGTAATAGTAGTCCGATTCCGGGATCTAGCTCAGTATCATCATTCGATGCTGGCGCACAAACTATTACAATAAACAATAATGCAACTGCAAATCAAACTGCGTGGTCATTTACATATACTGCAAATACGATAGTAATGAGTGCTCCGGCAACAGCAACGGCCACTAGTACATATATTCAAGCTAGTACATTAGGTACAACTATGTCACTGTACACTAATGACAGAACACAATATATTACATCAGGTATGACTGTGTTTGGTAACGGATTTACTAGTGGGCAAACTGTAATTAGTTCAACTCCTAGTGCAACTGGTGCACCGACTACAACTATTGTATTAAGTGCGCCTCCAAATAGTACACCATTTGGTGTACTAGGATTTACAGCATTAAGTACAGCTCCTGGACCATATTACACAACATTTACATTTGCTACTCAAGCCACTGCTCCGGTTGTAGATACTTATTATTTTATAAGTGGTAATAGCAACAGCAAGTATAATGGTTGGGTACAAGCAACTGCTAGTACAACAACTAGCATTACATTAGGCTATCAAACTGATCCAGAAAGCACAGTTGTGGTAACTTATATTCCTACCGGATCAAGCGGAACAACATTAAAAGTTTCAAGTACTACAAGTATTGTAGCTGGCATGATTATAAGAGGCGGTGGCGCTGGTGGATTCTTTGCCGGACAAACAGTATCTAGTGTAAGCGGAGACGGATTAACATTAACAATCAATGCGGCACCTGCTGGAACTCCGACTGGTAATATTACGTTCACTGTACCTTACGGAACGGGTACAACTTCGTTTACTAATAACATCAGTGGTATTAGTCGTCCAATGAGTAACCAAGTTTCAAGTGCGTTACAAGCAGGTTATCAAGCTGGTAGTTTTGCGCAGATTACAACACGTATTAGTACTTGTCGTTGTTCAGCACACGACTTGCTGGACATTGGAACTGGCGGATATAATACAACTAACTATCCTTATCAAATTTACGGTAATCCGTTTATCAAAGCAGACCAAACTAAAGAAATTAAAGAGGAAACAGTAGGTCGCGTATTCTATGTAACCACTGACCAAAACGGTATCTTCCGAGTAGGACGTTATTTTACAGTTGACCAAGGTACTGGTACTGTTACATTCTCAGCGTCAATTGCTTTGAGTAACCTGAACGGTTTAGGATTTAAACGCGGTGTTGTTATTGCTGAATTCTCAACAGACTCAACAATGACTAACGATGCGTCTGATACTGTGCCAACGCAAAGTGCGGTTCGTGGCTATGTAGATAATCGTTTAGGTATTCAACAGTCGGGTTCAACAACTCCTGCAACTGCATTGATTGGTAAAGGCTTTATGAGCTTAGGTGGCGAATTACCAATGAAAGGTAATATGTCAATGGGCGGATATGCTATCGGTAGTATGGCAACTCCATTGCTTGCTACTGACGGTGCAACTAAAGGATATGTAGATAATACTGTTAGCGGAGTTAATGCATTATCTAAACTTGGCGATATTGCGATTACTAATCCTATCAACCAAAGTTTGTTAGTGTATAACGGAATAACAAGTAAATGGAATAACGCTGTTTTCTCTCAAGGAGTAAGTGGTTCTGCGTTTAGTGATGTATTAATATCATTCGATGGATCTGTATTAACTAATACGATACAAGGTGCTATAATTACCACTACTTACACAACTATAAATGGTGTGAACCTTACAGTAAGTAGTACTGTTGGCATTGTAGCAGGTATGACTGTTACTGGTACTGGATTTATTAGTGGGCAAACAGTTATTAGCATTACTAACACTGTTATAGTTGTATTAAGTGGAGTTGCCGATAGCACACCAAGTGGTACTATAACATTTACACGAGCTGGCGTTATTAATAATAATAAAGTTAATCAATATGCGGCCATCCAGCAAAGTAAGTTAGCAATGACTGTTGCTACTACTAACGGATTTACTGCACCTACTTACAACTTATTAAATCCAGGAAGTATTGTTGCTGGCAGACGCTATTTGATACAAACTGTTGGAAGTACAAACTTTACAAACATTGGAGCAAGTGCTAATAATACAGGTGTTACATTCCAAGCTACAGGTACAGGTACAGGTACAGGGCTTGTTACTGAATTAGACGGAATACAAGCTAATAACGGATTAAGCAGTTATAACTCGTATGTATTCACAGTAACTAACGGATGGGTAAGTTTAAAAACTGCAAGTGCTACGGACGCTTCAACTACTACAGGTGTTGATGGTATCGGTGCAAACAAACTACAATGGGTACCTGCTAATAGCACTGTAGCTAATCTTACTGCTACTGCTCCAGGTGCTATGCAAGTGGTTACAACCCAAGCATTAGTTGCCAACGGTGACGGTATACGTAATCAAGATATTCCAACAAGTACAGCAACCGCAGGTGCTGTTATACGTACTCAAGTTTCACCATATAACTATGATGTTACTGCAATATCAACTACAGGCGGTAACAACAGTTTAGTTAAAACTGATGGTTCTGGTAATATTGACGTTAAGGGAATTAAATTTAGTAGCCTACCTAGTGTAGGTAACATGATTGATAGTACAAGTACAATATTAAGTTTCTATACTCCAAACAGTAGTGCAAGTCAAAAGTTTATGACTGCTACTTATGACAGTGTTAATACCAGATCTAATGTTATACATTTTGGTTTACAAGATTTCGCTACTCAATCCAGCATTATAATAACCACAGATGTAAGAACAAGTAGTGTTAATAATACAACTAGTGGTCTGTTAAGTGGTGCATGGAGATTAACTGCTAATAGTAGTCTTGATTTAAATACTAATAGTAATCAATTAAAAGTTAGTTCTATTGTGACTAACGGTACTGATGCCGGTAGTTGTACAATGCAAGGTACTTATACTTTAACTGGTGCAAGTAAACTACAAGCTACCTATGCCGACTTAGCTGAATGGTATACTGCTGATGCAGAATATGCTCCAGGTACTGTATTAGTATTTGGTGGCGAAGCTGAAACTACAACTACAACTGAATTTGGCGATACTCGTGTAGCTGGTGTAGTAACAACTAATCCAGCATATACTATGAACGATGGATTAACTGGTACTAGAGCTTGTATTGCTCTAGCAGGACGTACTCCTGTTCGAGTATTAGGAACAATTAAGAAAGGCGATTTAATTACTACTGCAAGTGTAGCAGGTTACGGATGTAAAGCAGTAAATCCGCAATTTGGTACAATTATTGGTAAAGCATTGGCAGATAAGACAGATCCAGGGTTTGGCACTGTTGAAGTTGCCGTAGGGAGAATGTAATGACAAAACAAGTAATCAATATCGGTACCGCGGCCAATGCCAAGAACGGAGATCCGTTGCGCACGGCATTTACTAAAATAAATGCCAACTTCACAGAACTATATGCTGGAGGTGCAAGTGAGACACAGCTGACCAATGGTGCGTATACACTCACTCTTGGATCAACTGGTGCGCTAACGTTTCCAGGTGCGTCGGGACATCAAACAACATTTGGCAGTGCTGGGGCCATAGGCGATGTGTTGGCCAGTGTTGACGATTTGGTATTAAAATCAAAAAAGTCTGTTACAATAAACAGTGGTGAGGACATTGGTGCTTTACGAACCAGCTATACAAATAGTCTAGTGCCGTTAGGTAATGCATTGGCCGCTGGCAATTACAATGGAGTTGGATATCCTGCAAGTTATACGTCATATGCGGCCCTAGCGGCGGCAAAACCGTCTAATCCGCTTATATTGGATGCTTGGTTGGTACTTGCCAACGAAGTATTAATCGCATACAATGCTTGGCAAGCGGCATTGAACTCCAGTGCAGTTACTATCGGTATAGGTGATAAAGGATGGTACTTTACTCCGGATGGTACACTAACATTCCCAGATGGAACTGTACAAAAGACTACCGGAGCCAGCAAGGGATTCGCTATTGCAATGTCTGTAGGACTTGGTTAACCATAAATATTAAAAGAGAGCAAATATTATGACGATTCAAACAATTAATTTAGGTAACTATGCAAATGACGGGACCGGTGATGATCTAAGGGTTGCATTTACCAAAGTTAATGCAAATTTTGCTGCCTTAGATGCTTCGGCTGCGATTGCCAACGGAGTTAACGTAGGCACAGGCGTTGGAATATTTTCTGCAAAAGATACAACTAATTTACAATTCAAATCCCTAACCAGCACCAATAGTTCTGTTACAATCTCTAGCACTGCTAACACTGTCAATCTAGCGGCAGTGACACAATTACAAAGTGACCTAACACCTACACTAGGTGCCAATTTAAATCTCAATAACAAATATGTCTACGGTGGTGATATCCAAAGCACAGTCTACGGATATAATGTTCCAATCTCAGCGATGTTTAATTCATTGTTAGTTGAATCGAATAATTTGAATGTAGATATGGGGACTTTTTTAACTCCTACAGGATATCAAACAGATGGCCTGGCCGGCAAGAAAGGTTACTTATTAGACTGGGGACTATTTTCAGATGCCCCAGTTAATGACAAATTAAACTTTGGTTCATTTGCAGATCATCTAACAGGTGGCATTGGCCAGTTAACTTTATCTGGAAATTTAACCACTACAGGTGCTTACAATTTAACATTGGCTACTACCGGTAATACTAGCCTAACACTACCAACTAGCGGAACACTAACTACTACTGCTAACAATCTTAGTGCGTTTGCCGCTACTACTAGCGCACAACTACTAAGCGTGATTAGCGATGAAACCGGAACTGGCAAATTAGTATTTGCTACAAGTCCTACACTAGTAACTCCGACTATTGGTGCGGCATCGGCTACATCTATAACATTTCCAGACACAACAGTTCAAAAAACTGCCGGTGTTGGTAAGAATTATGTGATCGCAATGTCTGTGTGACTTATTTAACTATAAATATTAAAAGAGAGCAACCATGGCTTTAAATGTTTGGAATCAACCGTCAGGTTACAGCTTTGGTACATTCCCAGAAGCAGTTAGTCTGACGTTATTATTACCATTAGTCCCGGCTGCCGGTTATGGCGGTGTTCCTCCGCCTAGTTATGACGGTACTGGGCATCATCCAAATTTTCCATTACGTAACTCAGCAGGCAGTTCTTTTAGTCGTTATCCGGTAAACAGCTATACAGACGGTATGCATGCCATGCGTACTGATTTACCAAATGCACGTACTGTTAGTAACCGAGTTGTATGGGATCAAGTAAATGAAGGTGAAACTGTTGACCCAACTGGCTATAGTGGATTCATGTATGCATGGGGACAATTCTTAACACATGAACTAGCTAGCGAAAGAACTGGTGGTGCTAATATAGATGTTATAGTACCTGCTGGAGATACTAACCTAACTCCAGGAAGTCATATTCCTGTATCTCGTGCGCAAGTTGCCGCAGGTACTGGGATCAATGGAATTGCCGCATTACCGATTAATGATGTAACTGGATGGATCGACGGTAGTGTAGTTTACGGTATTGCTTATCCTCCAGGTGTTACGCCAGTGAGTGGATTTACAAATCCGGTACTACTCCGCGAAGGTGGACAGAACGCAACAACAGGAAAGTTATCAACATCAGCTGGTGGGCAATACGGACCTATCGATCCTACTACAGGACAATTTATATTCGGTGATCCTCGCGGCGCTGAAAATCCAGATTTAATGTCAATACAGACTTTGTTTATACGTGAACACAATTGGCATGCTACTAGACTAGCACAAATGCATCCCACTTGGAGTGGGGAACAGATTTATCAACGTGCTCGTAATATCGTAATCGCCGAAGAACAAGTTATCACATATAAAGAATGGTTGCCAAAAGTTTTAGGAGCAACGGCTATACCTGCTTACACAGGATTTAAACCCGATGTTGATGCTAGTATTAAAGTTGAATTTGCCGCTGCCGCGTTAAGATTTGGTCATAGTATTGTTTCGGGCGCACAGGATCGTATAGATGAACAAGGTAATGTTACAGAAGCATTGGCATTAGCCGATGCATTTTTCCTAACTCCTGCGCAATTTGAACGTAATGGTGGTGCAGACGGATTCTTGCGTAAACTGGCGGCAGACATTTCAAACAAGTTAGACGTACATATTATTGAAGATTTGCGTAATTTATTAGATGATCCTCCTGCCGCACTAGATTTAGCCGCAACAAATATTCAACGTG